GAGGAGACAAAATAACATGATAAGTCAATATTGGGTTGGACAAATACCAAATAGGCCATTATCAATATTGGTCAAAGATTCCGAAGGGAATGATATGGATTTGTCTACATACACGACAATTAAAATAACAATGCTTGGTAGCTATAATGAAGAAATAGATACTACTGGCGGAACACTTAATGTAAATAATGCAAGCTTAGGTAAAATTATTTACAATTGGCCAACATCTAAATCATTATTTGATTACCCAGGAGATTACATAGTTCAACTAGAATTGAGCGGGACTGGGAAAAAAGATTTTACTAGTGTTCATACATTAAGAGTTAGAGAACTAGGAAAGAGGTATCGATAATGTTAAGTACTATTAGAAGCGTTAAAGATTATACAAATCAAGATCTTTACCAATACTATAATTCAACTGCAAAGAGATTAGAGATTGCAAATAAAGTACTTGCATATGATCCTTCATCTAATTTCTCGCCAAATGATGTTGATGCAGATTTCGAAGCTAAACAACACATTAAAAGAGCTCAGGGAATAGTAGAAGCCTATATAGGAAAAGAAGAAATTGATATTCAAAATCCATCTGATTTATTATTACTGGATAAGATTGTTGCATATCAATGTGCCTATATGGTGGAAAATGAGGAATCTGTATTTAATCAAATAGCAGTTACAAGCCAAGGTCAAACAGATTTTCTTGTAAGTTTTGATACAACTAAAGACTCTCCATGGATTGCGCCATTAGTTGTTATTGGGGCTAGAAGTTTAAGCTTTAGAAAACCTCGTAGTATACAGACAGGCAAGATATTTCAATTTCCAAAAATTACTAAGTGGAGAAATGTATGAAGTTAAACACAGTTAGAAAATATAATTTTTCTATGGTTTATTCTGGCTATAAGGAATTTCAAGATCCTAATACTGGTGCAACACAAATAACTTATGAAACTCCTGTAGAAATAAAATGCTGGGTTGTTAATAATGCTCTTGGCGAACTAGTATTACACACTAAGTCTAAATTACAGAACAATTCATCTTTCAGTTATCTACTAGATAAAGATGGAGGGCTTGTTTATCCGATTGGAACAGCTACTGGAGCTATTTGGAGAATTATAGAAGGTATGCCTATGTATGATCTTTTTGGGAAAGTATATGAATACAAATATCGTTGTTTAATGATAGTTCCAAAACAGGGAGCGGTAACTGGTGCCAGCGCTCAAGAACTAGGAATTGATTTCTCTATCTGATGGCAAGAAAACCTGGCGTCGGAATAAGAAAAAAGCAGGGTTATTTCCATGCTGGACATTTTGCATCTTTAATGGAAGGCATTTTTCAAGACGCTATAAATGCTGTAGGCAATGCTGGACAAAAAGCTATTATGTTGGAGTTGTTTGAAAATTCAGCCCAAGCCATTTTAAATGTTGTACAGTTAAAACAAAGGCCTGGCAGAACAATTTATGAATCGATAATGGCATTAAGTATTAGAGATGATAAATATAATGCAGTAGATGAAATAGTTAAAGAAATTGCAGAAAAACTTGCTGAAGCTTGGGATGACTCGTATGCTGGTGACAGTATAGGTTCAAAAATGTTTCAGCAATTGACCCCTGAAGATTTTATAGACACACCACCGTCTTTGGCTAGCAATTTTGCACAGATAAGGATTAAGTTACTTGGCGGTAGATTATGAGCGGGGTAGAAATAGTATTATCCATAATCTCTGGTATTATCCTTATCCAGATACAATTAGTAGGTATGGTCAAATGGCTAGTGAAGCATTATTTATCAGAACTTGTACCTAATTCAGGCTCATCTATTAAAGATCAAATAAATAGATTAGAGGAAAGACAGCACGAAATATACCTTTATTTTATGAATAAAAATAAAGGTTGACATAGTATAACAACTGTAGTATTATAGATATACATCACCAGAAAGGATGTATATGGATTACTTTGAGTATCTTAGAGCAATCAGGGATTCTGATTTATCTACCAAGGCTAGAATAGTAGCATTGATCATAGCTTCTTACAACCCCTCATTTCCAACTAATAAGCTTATAGCCAAAGGCACTGGGTTATCTGAGCGTTCTGTAAGAAATGCCAAAGCTGAATTAGTCGCTGCTGGCTTCATACGGCAAACTAGAACCTTTAATGCGGCAAATCATTACCACCCCATGGTACCTGTTGCCGTAGGGGAGGCACAGTATTACCACCTAAATACAAATATAAATACAAACACAAATACAAAGTTAAATATAAATAATAAATCTTCTAACGAAGATTTATATAGTTTTTTTAATATAAAAGAAAGCCAGGGTATATATGAAGACTAAGAAAGAACTGATACACGCCCCCGCACCGCTGGATCAGGCCATTGAAACATTACAAGGTGCTATCGATACGCTGGACGATATGATTCAGCAAATGCAAGCAAACCAGGCATTATTACGTAGCTGGATTGAGCCAGGAAAACCAATTGGATGGGTGGAAACTAATGAGTAGACCATTATGTGGCTGCGGTAATTTAGCAGAAATGCAAGGGCGGAATAAGAATGGCAATAGAATGTATAGAAAGCGCTGCACAACTTGTAGAAGAAAAGGGCAAAGAGTAAAAGGCGATCATTGCCAATTATGTAACTTTGTACCACTAGATACAATACAACTGGATATAGATCATATTGACGGTGATCCATCAAATAATAATCCAGATAATTTACAGACACTATGTGCAAACTGCCATAGACTTAAAACTAAACTAAATAATGATTGGAAGAAATATGAAAAAGTGTCTAGTTTGTAAGACAGATAAACCAGCAGATGAGTTTTATAAAAATAAAAGAGCCAAGGATGGTTTGACTGATAGATGTAGAACTTGCCAGAGTGCCTATTATAAGGGCTACAATGCCTCTAGGAAGGCCGCACAGCCAAGGTATGATGTAAAGTCTAAGGTATGTAGAACATGTGGCTTAGAAAAGCCTATAAGCCAATTTGGTAAAAAGACAACAAGTTTAGATAAATATAATATCTACTGCAAGCCTTGCTGGAGAACCAGAACATATGAATCGATGAAGCGCAATGGCAGGTAGAAAGAAACTCCCAGATCATCTACTCAAGAATCCTAGAAGAGGTCCTAGGGTTCGTGGAGATTATAATATTAGACCAGAAGAAACCAGGGGCAAAAAAGGGCCAGAACCAATAGTCATTAAATCCTTCTGGAAAGACTATACAATGGATCAGGTACAAGCCATGACAGACGAGGAAATAATGCAGGCAATAGATAAATCCCTGGAAGCTTTCAGAAATAGACAACTTCTATATAATAAAGGATGGGACTGGCCAATAGAAAAAAAGATGTTAGCTATTGACCCAAATATAAAGAAGTGATAGAATATAGCTGTTGAGTTCATTGCTCGACATTCGCCGAATGATCTCCTATATCAGAGGATGAATAGATTTGCCCCAGACACCTACTGTTGCCAAACATGCCTCCGTCTGGGGCATTTCTTTTATTTAGTGTATAATTGTTACATAGTGATAGGATGCAGTATTTAATGGATATGAGAGATATGTTTAGCCCACAGGGCGGAACCAATAGATTATATCCTTACGCTAAAGATGTACATTATCACCCAGATGGCACATTATCTATGACTCTAGAAATATATGATGATGTTGACACAAAGCAATTTACCTTTGGATTTACACCAGCAGGTAATTTAAAAGAATTCTTGGATCTAATTTATGCAAAATAATCAGGGCGGAACCACTAAATATATAATCGATACCAATAAGCATGGAATAAGAAGAGATAGACCAGCAGTTGGATATAAAGCAGTAATTGCTTTAAATAAAAAGAATAAGAAGAAAAAGAAGAAATGAATATTGATATACATATAAAAAATACCAGAAACGTATGCGTAATGTCAATATATATGCCAATATACAGATATATCCATATAGCGATATGTCGACAATTGGATAAATTGGGAGGGAAATGATGGGATATCCTACATTTACAGAAGAACAAATATCAGAATTTATTGAAACGGCAAATGAAATGGGCATAGGTCCAGCAATGAGATATCTAGGATATCCAAAAAGCTATCATACAGCCAAGAAATTCTATTTACAAAGATCATTAGATATGCCTACTGCAAATACTCTAGCAGTTATGTCTAAACAATTAGATATCTTTTACAAAGATAAAGATAAGATTATTGCCGCTCAAGCAATTATAGATAGGGCGGTAGAGAAATTATATGAGGAAGAACTCCTAGCAGAAGATATCAATAAGTTATCAAATGCCATACATAAAGCTATTCAAACAATTAATCTAATTGAAGGTAAGTCTACAAATATTAATGAGAATAGATCAAAGGATGGCACAGATCTAGCAATCGTAGATATGCTTAATGAAGCCAAAGCAAGAAATGAATTAATTAAATCTAATTTAGGCACCCCCCATTAAGTAGATTTATTTTAATTTTTTATTTTTGTTACTGTAGATAAATTTCTATAGTAAAAACTATATATATACCAATTGGAGAATATGACACTAGAAGAGTACTTATCAGATATAAACCCAGAATTACTAGCTATATCTGAGGGGCGTAGAGAACTAACTAAATTTGATCCTATGCTATTTGCTCTTATATATTTGCCACATCATTTAAAGAATGCAAATGACGAGCTTACTTTATCTGAATTTCACTGGGCTCTAGCTGAATATGGCAAAACTTGGATCAATAAACCCACAAGACCTAAACAACATAGAGATGCATTTATTGCTCCTAGAGAATGTGGGAAGTCAACATGGATCTTCTTAATTTTGCCTTTGTGGGCCGCCGCCCATGGGCATATTAAATTCGTTGCTGCATTTTCTGATGCTGCTAGCCAGGCTGAGACACATCTCATGACCTTTAAAAATGAATTGGACACCAATGAATATCTTAAAGCAGATTACCCCGCACTATGCACACCTAAAATTGTCGGTAGCACTGGGCGTTCCCTTGCGAATAATAGCTGGAGAATTGTTCAAACAAATGATTTTATCTTTGATGCTAATGGCATTGATACCAACTCTCTGGGTAAAAAAGTATTTGGCCAAAGACCAGACCTCATAATCCTAGATGATATTGAGAAGGGTGAGAAGAATTATTCTGAATATCAGGCAGGACAACAGAGAAATACTGTATTTGATGATATTGCCCCTATGAATATTTATGCCCGTATGATTATCGTGGGTACCACCACCATGCCTAATTCTATGATGGACCAATTCAGAAAGCACTCTGAGGGACACACAGACAAGGATTTGCAGTGGATTACAGACCAGAACGTACGGGTTCACTACTTCCCTGCTATCATGACCGCTGATGATGGCTCAGAACGCTCTGTATGGCCTGAGAAGTGGCCTATAGACTGGCTCTTAAGCCAAAGACACCTGCGTGACTTTGCCAAGAACTATATGAACCGTCCTGTAAATGCTGATGGCAATTTCTGGACTGAGCAAGATATTATTTTAAATGAATTACCTGAATATGGAAATACAATTATTTCTATAGACCCAGCGGTAACTAAGACTAAGATTTCTGACTATACAGGTGTAGCTGTATTGTCCAGAGGTGATGATGACAATATTTATGTGCGAGAAGCCTTGCAGATGAAGGTGTCACCATCCGAATTAGCAGAACGAGTGGCAGCACTTGTAGATATATATGAACCTGGTGTCATATATGTTGAAACTAACCAAGGTGGAGATCTATGGCAAGATGTCTTCAAAGATATTCCTGTAAAATATAGATCTGTAAAGCAATCTGTGTCAAAGCAGATACGAGCTGGTAAGGCCTTAAACTTTTATCAGCAAGGAAAGATACGCCATACTACACATTTCCCAGCGCTGGAAGAACAAATGTGGGCATTCCCAAAGATATCCCACGATGACGTTCTTGATGCTGTAGTATCAGGGATTTTGTACTTCTTGGATAATAAAGCTCCAAAGGTACTATCCAAACAATTTAATTATCTAAGGAGATAATATGTCAGACATAAAAAAGGCGTTTGATCATATCCTAGCCCAAAGAGATGCATATGTAAAGGCAGAGGCATACTATGATGGCCACCAGCCAGAAGTATTCCAATCTCAAAGATGGAATAGAATATTTAGATTCGAAAACGCAGACTTTAGATTCAACTTTGCTAAAACAGTAGTTGATTCAGTATTAAATAGACTTGAAATTAATCAAGTTCAAGCAACAACCCAGGCGGCTAACCGCTTTATCAATAATGTATTTGATCAAACTGATATTAAAATAGATATCAATGAGATTCACAGATCAGCATTAATTCATGGAGATACATATGCAATTGTCTGGCCAGACATGGCTGGACAGGTCGCAATTGATTATAACTCTCCATTAACAACTGCAATTATTTATGACCAGGAAAATCCTAGAGTTAAGTCATTTGCAGCAAAAATGTGGCAAGTAGAGACTGAAAATGAAAAATTAATCAAAATCAATCTCTATTATCCAGATAGAATTGAGAAATATGAAGGAAGAGGCGATTTGGAGATACTAACAACTGCTCCTGCTATGAATTTAACAGAAGTTGTGCCAAATCCATGGAATGAAATTCCTGTTTTCCACTTCCGCACACATAAGCCTTATGGAAAGCCAGAACATTATGATGCATATGGCCCACAAGATGCAATTAACAAGTTAATCAATACTCACATGTACACCGTAGATTATCAGGGTGCTCCACAGCGCTATGCTTTGTCTAATGGTGGCAATTCATCTGAGTTTGAAGACTTCAGCGATGATGATACTGCTAGAGAAAATTTGGGTGCATTGCAAAATGGCCCAGGACAACTCTGGTATTTACAGGGTGTGTCAGCTGTTGGACAATTCCCAGCGGCGGATCCAAAGACATTTACAGAGCCAGTAATGGAATTTGTAAACGCTATGGCATCAATTACATCAACTCCAACACATTATTTCACCAAGGGAAGCTATATTCCATCTGGTGAGGCACTTCGTGTCTCTGAAGCACCTTTGACAAAGAAGGTTCTTAATCGCCAGCTTGCATTTGGCAATACTTGGAGAGATTTATTCAAATTCATGCTCCGTGTTGAAGGAATATCAGCAGATGTTGAAATTGACTGGCAGAATCCAGAGACAATTGATACTGTTGACCAATGGGATATCGCTGTTCGTAAGAAGAGCGTTGGTATGCCATTAGAGCAGATTCTTTTGGAGCTTGGATATGACGCAGAGATCGCAGCACAGGTTGCTGAGGCTTCTGTAGTCCCAACAAATCAGACTCAAGATATTTCGCTTCAGGCCACAGGCGTGAACGCAAACAATTTAGCTGTAGAACAAACTGCAGCAGAACAAAATCAAGGGATATAAATAATGGAAGAAACTCAAGTGGATGGTACGTCCCAAGAGATTAAAGATCCAGAAGCTGTTCTAGCAGCTTTGGACCGTGCCAAAAAGGATGCAAAACAATTTAGGGAAGAAAAAGAAGCCCTAGAAGCCAAACTGGCACAATATGAGCAGGATAACGCTAAATACAGCGGTAAATTGCTCAGAGAAAAGGTAGTTCAGGAATTAGCCAAATTAAATATAACTAATACTGAAAGAATTCTTAAGTTTGTTAAATTTGAAGGGTTAACATTTGATGATGAATTAAATATCGTTGGCCTTGATGATCAAATCAAAGAATTAAAATCAGATTTCCCAGAATTATTTGATCCAAAGTTGCTAGTAGCAGGAAAAGCAGATTCAGCAGATTCTGCACCAGTAGATAAGAAATTATCTGCCTCAGAACGTCAAGCGATGATAGTTTTGGGTAGAAAATAGACCTATTTTAATGTATAATTATGGGGTGCAAGTCTCCAGATGGACGTTTGGACTTGCGACCATAGATATATTGGACGATAATCTATTTTCAATAGTTTAAATTAACTTTCTAAGGAGAAATAATAACATGGCAAGAACAGATTTTACTGAAGCCAATGGTTACATTCTCGAAGAGCAGGGTTCTAATGTAATCCAAGACTTAATTGCTAATTCAGCAGTTGAGCGTTTTGCTCGTCGTGAAGTAATGGCTTCTCGCACAAAGACTGTACCACGTTTCCTTTCAGACGCTCCACAGGTAGTTGCAGAGGGTGGAACAATCCCAGAAGCATCAGCTACACTTGATGAGATCGTATTGACAGCACGTAAGTACGCACAAATTATGCACGTTTCAGAGGAAGATCTAAATGATAACCTCGTAGACGTTCTAACAGTTTACAAGAGAGAATGGGCAAGCCGCTGGGCTCGCAAATTCGATAACGCATGCCTTGGTGTAACAGCAGCTGGCGATGGAGATGACGGTCAGCCGTTCACATCTCTATACCGTGCAGTAAACCCAGGTTCTGCAGGTGCAAACCTAATTCAGACAGGTGGAGCTCTTTCTTACGATGACCTAAACAATGCTCTTGGTATTGTAGAAGATTCATCTAAGTTCGATGCAGCTAACACAGTCTGGATGGCACACCCTAAGATGCTTAAGGAAATCCGTGGAATGGTCAAGGGTAACTCTGACCTCGTTTTACCAGATCCACTAGCAGGAACACCAGGAAGCCTATTCGGTTACCCATTGGTCGTTTCATACGGTGCAGCTACTTCAGCAGCAGCTACAGATGCTCCAGCAGGAAACGCATTGCTTATCGTCGGTAACCGCCAGATGCTCATCAATGGTGTCCGTGGTGGCGTAGAGTCAGCAGTTTCTCGTGATGCAGAATTTACAAAGGATGGCGTTCTTCTCAAGACACGTATTCGTCGTGGCTTCGCAGTTGCCGATGCAGACGCATTCGCAATCGTTGAGAAGACTAACGCATAAGGGGGAACTGAATAATGCCAAGCAAACTATACGGTAACTTCTTAAAGCAAGCCCTTAATAAGGAAATCGATTGGGATTCAGATACCATTAAGGTAGCTCTCCTATCATCTTCCTACACACCTAACCAGGACACACACGATTATTTCGATGATGTATCTTCATTTGAAGTAACTGGTACAGGTTATACCACTGGTGGAATTGCTCTTTCTTCAAAGACATCTACTTATGATGGTACAAACAACGTTATTGTACTTGATGCAGCTGACGTTACATGGTCATCTTCAACAATTACTGCTCGTTATGCAGTAGTTTATGATGATTCAGGTGCTTCAGCAGGTACCAAGGCGCTAATTGGATATGTTGACTTCGGCTCAGATCAGTCATCAACCAATGGTAACTTTACAATCACATGGGATAGCACTGGAATCGTGCGTATCACCGTAGCGTAAGGTAAAAACGCAATGGACGTAAGAGTAGAAGCGGGACCACTTTCAGCAGGCGCTGTAGCGGTGGAGTCAAAGATAACTGTCGTAGCACTTTCTGGTGTCGTCATATTAGCTCCAGTTATTTCCCGCTTCTCTCTTACTCCTGTAATTTCAGTAGGCGGCAATAGTATTTCATCTGTAACACCAACTAAAGAATTGATAGGAGTTAAGGCTGCGTCATAAACGCAGCCTATTTTTATGACAATACAAAATAGCTATTATGATGCAGTATCATCCAAATTACCAAAGGTTTGGTATAGATTTAATGAAACAGCAGGAACTCCTGTAAATTCGGGATCTTTAACAAATAGCTTAACCACAACAGGTTCTCCATTATTAAATGAAAATACTGATGTTGATGGGCGTTCTATATATTACAATGGCTCTTCTTCTCATACTCTATCAAATACTTCTAATTTTACAATTTTTAATGACAAATCATTTTCGATTGAACTTTGGTTTAAAACTAACACAACACTAACTAATACTAGCGGTGTATTTACTTTATTTGAAATATCAAACAACCTTACTGGAAATTCATTAACAAGATTTAGAGCACATATTTTTGGTACTAGTGCAGCTTATCCAAAAGGAAATATAGAATTTAGATATGACACAAATGGAAATACTGATGATTTTGTTCACCCATATTATTTAAATCCATCATCAACAAATTTCGTTAATGACAATAAATGGCATCATTTAGTTATAACAAGTAATACAACATCTCTTAAATTTTATTTAGATGGAGGAATAATACAAACATTTAATATGACTGGTATTTATCCAGCATCATTAAATCTAGACTCTATCGGAATAAAAAGAATTGCTGCAAATAAAGATAATACAAACTTTTTTAAAGGATGGTTAGATGAGGTTGCATTATATGATTATGAATTAACAGCACCGCAGGTAAACGAAAACTATGTTGCTGGTACTGCTGTTTATGTAAATGATATTCCTGGAACTGCTTCAGCATTATTAGTAGCACCTACATGGTCTGTACAAACTGTTGCTGCAGCATCAGCAATGACTGCCAGCGCATTATTTGTAGAAACCCTACCTTCTAACTTTGATTATGTAGATGGTATTCAAAAGATTATATCTGATCTTGGGCCAGAGACATGGTTTAAATTCGACTATGTAACAGATTATTCAACAATAAGTCCAGCTTATATTACTAATTATGGTTCTGGTGGAGCGATAACTTATACTGGTGGACAATATCCAGATGTTAATCAAATTGGTCCAGCGCAGGAACCATCTGTTCAGCTTGAAATAGGTTCTGCAAGCAACTATATAACAAGCACATCATCTGCTTTATTTACTACAGAATTATCAGATAGTAATTTCTCAATTGGTATTTGGTTCAAGGTACCTACTGGAATTGATACTTCTGAAAAACAAATCTTTGCATATAATGGACCTACAAATTCACCATTAAGCTTAAAGATTAATAATAAGAAGGTAGTCTTTGCAATCCAGACTAGCCACACAACTTATACTCATACAGAGACAAATGACATTGCTGAAGATGTATGGCATTTAGCTGTAATGAAATTAGATTTAGCAAACACAACAATTAAGTATTACTTAGATGGAACTGAGGTATTTTCAGATACTGGTATTCAGGGTAATCGTGCAACACCTACAACATTTAGCTTAGGTAAGTCTAGCGGAAATGGTACAGATACTGGTGCTAAGAGATTAACTCTAGCTCATTACTTTGTAGACACATATTCAGATGTAACACCTACAATTATTACAAATCTTTATAATGCTGGAACAAGACAAAATCAGGCTAAGGGTGTTATGCGCCAGCCTGTGCTTAAATTCTTAAATAAGTACGATGACACAGTTCAGGCATTAAATCCATTAATTCAATTAGGTTTAAATGAAGTATCTGGAACTGTTGTAGAAAATATTGGCTCATCTACTGGTGGTTCATTCTCAGTAGTTGGATCAAACTATACAAGAGGTCCAAGCATATTAACAAAGAACCGCTATGGTTATAACTTCACAAATAAGAATACATATGTAGCTGGTCAATATGCAACTGCTACAAATACATTCTCAGACAACACCAAAACTGTATCTGTATATGCAAAGATAAATACAGTTACTGGTTCTGATCTTCAAATTATCCATTTTGATGGCGGTGGAGGTGGAATTTACGGAATTGGTCTTTCATTATTAGCAAGCGCCAATGGTCCACAATTAACAATTATCCCTACAACAAATCCAGCTACCTGGGGAACAATTTCTGCTGGAACAACATATTTTGGTGATTATCATCTATACACAATGGTTAGAGATGGATCTAACGTAAAACTTTATGTAGATGGTAAGCAGGTTGGTAATACATTAACATTTAGCAGCTACAATTTATCAGACTCAGGATTTACAGCTACTGGTGGTGGAGAAACTGTATGGTTTGGCCAAGCAGCTGCCACAGTTAATAAATTTGTAGACGAAGTAGCAGTATTTGATTATGCCCTTTCAAATCAGCAAATATTTGAAATGTGGCAATCTATAGAAATAGATAGAGCTACATCAAACTCAGAATTTGTAATGCCTACAAATATTGCAGGAACTGGATATACAGATACACCTGCCCCAATGACAGCATCTGTTGAAATGGGAATGGGTGAATGGAATACTGGAATCAGTATGCAGCAAGACCATTTCGAAGCTTTTGCAACATTTATTTTGCCTAATTATGGAGCAAGCGTTGTTGTAGATAGCAATTATGGACACACCGCAGCTGCAGCATCTGCTGTATTCCATGATCCACAATTCCAGATAGGTGAATTTAATTCTGCAGACCACATGAATGCATCTGCAGAAATGGTTCATCCTACATCAATTTCTGGCGGACAAATATCAGTAAGCCCATGTATTGCAAATAATGCAACATTAGTAATGCCTGGAATTGTTACAATTAAGGGTGCTAGAGTATTTGCAGAACCAGCAGTAGCCCAAGCAATATTGCCTCTTCCTCCAGCTTATGTTCAGCTTTCAGATGATAAGTGGTTTGCTACATTACTTGAAGGACATTCAGACAAGGCAATCGAACCTATACAAGCATTACTTGGTAATTTACCAAACCAATCTAATACTGATATTATTAGAGGTGGTTTCTTAACATTCTTTAATGAATTTAATACAGATTTAACTACAACCACAACTATTAAATCAATATCTAGCGAAATACCAGCTTATTTCTTTGATAGAGAAGATGATGTACAGTTTGATGAAAATGGCGTTTTAATACCGCTAGATACATCTAAAAATTCATCACCTGCCAGAGCTCCTAGAGGAACTAATTTAACTACTCCAAGAATGGGTGTAGGATATTTTGATGATTATGAAAGAAAAGCTGTTCGTATAGAAAATATAGAATTCCCATTTCCAGGAACTGCTTCTCAGTTCTCAGAAAGACCATATAATCTTGAATTTAGCATAAAGACTATTAAAAAAGATCAAGTCTTAGCATACGGTTACAGTACTGGAATTTACTCTAATCGTAGAAATATGGGTGTTGTTGGATTATCTGACGGAAAGATTTATTTAACTGAAGACAATTCTCAGAGATACAATACTGGTTTAAGAAATCTATATGCACTTTCTGCGCCTCATCCAAAGAATTTTGTAAATAGGGCACAATATCTATTGTCTAAAACAGATATAGCTGATGGACAATGGCATCATATTATTATTCAATATGGTTTTAATGATAATCGTACACAGATTTGGATTGACGGTAAACTCGATAGACAAATCGGTGCTTCTGGTTCTGATGGAAGAACAGTTTCATCTTCAACTCCAGGGCTAGACGGACGAAATGTAGTTAGACCATATATTCTTGGATTTAACAGTAATGATCCGTTGCTGTACTCTGACTTTGAAACTTCTGGATGGAATTTCTATCCTGGTAGATTCTTGACTTCACAGCAAACATTATTTAATTACCTTGCATATTTAAAGTATGAGCCAGTTAAAGCTGAGCCTATGCTTGGAACAATTACAATTGGTCAAGAAAATATTGCTCAAGGTAATAGATCTAGAATGTTATTGTTATACTGGTGGAGAAATCCAATAGGATACAATCAGAATGTTGTTACAAAAACTAACCCACTGACCACTGGAGTTGATGGAAATAACTCTCCATGGAAACCAGAAGATCTTATTGATGATCCGAAGAAGGGTCCTATATATTGGGAAGGTTGGGATGTATTCCCAGTAGGTATCGTAAGGCCATCCGCAAGTGATATTGTTAAGTTGAATAATGTTGGAGATAATGCATATCTTGATATTGAAAATGGCCGAACAAGATTGCTTGATTTGCAAAAAGATTTAGATTTGTCACAGTTTGACACTATTATGTTTGCAAATTATCCTACAACATCAGCTCAATTAGATGAATTTATTAGAGAAGAATTAGTTGATGAATATTTTGGAGTAAAAGAAAAAGATATCTATGCTGACTTCTTAAAGTCATTAAGAGGGGCAGTAGACCAAGGAATGTCTTTACTTGTTCAATTTGACCAGCTCGCACGTGATTTAAAGATATATGATCGTGTAGAAAGAATTCCTGTATTTAATGAAGGCATTAGTGATAAGAGAGCATTCTGGCATACAAACAATGTTGATTGGGACCTTGCAAATAATCGTCCAGATGCTTATAAGTCTACAACCCCAGGTGATCCAGAATTTAATGTATTAGATGAAGGACTTTCTAAACGAGAAATTGATTTAGAATCTGGTGCATATTTTGAAGATAGATATAATAATATGCGTCATAGAGTTATTAATACGGTAGAACTATTAACAGATGACCCTACTTATATATTTACCGATAGAGCATTCTATAAGAATTCTGATCTTATAAAATTTGGTGATCCTGATAGAAGTTATGAAAGATTTGAATATAAAACTCAAGGATTACAGCCTGGAGATGAATTTGTATTTGGAAATCCATCGAACGTAACTCAATTTGGAAATACAAGACCAAGACAAACTTCTATGCTAGCGATTCCATTTGAAAATGTTAAGGCTGGAAGAATAATAACTGCACAGCCAGAAAAGTATTGGAAGAATAATGAGTATGTAGATAATCCTTATAAGAATTATGCTCATTCTATAGCTTTGTTACCAGGAGATGTACTGGACGGAAAAGGTATAGGCGGAAAGATATTTGTATCAATCTCTGAAGTATTTTGGGATAAAGTAAATGAATATAGAATTGTAGATTTGTATACAGATTATTGGATTGATATTTCTTATGATTTAGGATTTTTTGGTCCTGTCGGTTCAAGCCAAGCCTTAGCTAAAAGAGCTGGCTTAAAAAATAATGATACATTTGTTGATACTAATATTACAACTGAACATTATAATTGGGCTACATATTGGAGCAGAAACGATAACTTTGCTTTTACACAGGTAGATAAGCAACAGGACTTTGGAGGAACTTTAGGTTTATTATTTGAATCTTCAGTTGATCTTGAAAGAGTTCCTACATCTAGAAGAGCTCTATTTTCTGCAGCAAGAAGAAGAGACCAATTAGGTCGATTTGCTTCTGGATCTGGTGGAAATGGTGCATTGTTCTTCCAACTAAAAACTGGAAGAATTACAGAAACTATGAATATTTTTGTACCTAATCTATTTACTAGAGCTTTCTGGTGGCTATCAGAAAGAGAAAGACCTACTGGATTAATACAAAGACCAGAAAAGGCTACAGCAAGTGCTACAATGCCTAATGCAACAATCACAGTTGATAAAGACAATAATTATAATGTTACTGCTATGATTGCTAATGCATCACTACAGACAAATATATCTGGAACTGTAGTACCTGGCTCAATTTCAGTTAATAATGTTATAATTCCATTAACTGCAAATGCATTTATGCCTGCACTTGGAATAACATCAATAGCAGATATATTTAGGGCTACAGCCTTAATGGTTGACCCAGGAATATTTGCTTATAATTTAGAAGAAGTAATTTTAACTATTGATAATGTTGAAGCAATAGTTTATGTCAGAGGAGACAAAATAACATGATAAGTCAATATTGGGTTGGACAAATACCAAATAGGCCATTATCAATATTGGTCAAAGATTCCGAAGGGAATGATATGGATTTGTCTACGTACACGACAATTAAAATAACA